GCAGAAATAGAATTATTAAAGTCTTAAAAAATGAAAAGAAACACTATTACTGTAGAGCAAGGATATACACAAGATGATATTGATAATATCACCACACAGTTACCATACCAGCTTTCAGAAATCTCTGAGCTTTCACAAGGCGATGAAGTATATGAAGATATAGAGGTACACTTTTTATTTGTTTTAGCTAACGATTTTTATAAAAATGCTTTAACAGCAGAGCAAATAGCTGACATGGAAAGATATTTACCAGAAAACTATCAAGACTTATATACAGACTAAGTAATATTCTTAAAAAACAAGTGATTAATTAAATATAATTAAATTTTATAAAAATGAGTAAAGTTAAAAAACTTGCAAAAGAGCAATTATCCAAATTGCAAGGATTTGTTAATGCGTTAAATCAAGCACAAAATGAGCTAGGGAGTATGGAAGTGCGTAAGCATCAACTACTACATCAAATTGCAGGAACGCGAGATGATTTTAGTGCATTTCAAAAAGAATTAGAAGACGAGTATGGTAAGGTTTCAATTAATATAGAAGATGGAACTTTAAAAGAAATTGAAAACGATACTGATGAATCTAATTCGCAAGATTAGTATAGGCAAAGATTATAAGACAGATGCCATGCATTACTCTGTTGGCCAAGAAGTTTACGGGGGGCATGTCATTTGTAATATAGTTGAGGAAGAAGTAAAGTATTCCATATACATAGAAAAAAACAAAGAGGTTATTCTTTGGAAAGACTTTAATAAGAATATGGGAATCTCAGTTGAATATAACTTAGATTATTAATGAAGAGCCCATATTCATTTATTGTAAAACCAAAAACCGAAAGATCCACTGCTAAAAAAAACATTGACGGTAAAGAACTTATACTAAATACTGAGTTACAAAACCATCAATATGTTAGCAGACACGGTGTTGTATTAAATACACCGCTGATAGGTGTTACCCCTATAGTTTTAGGCGATGAAGTTATAGTACACCATAATGTCTTTAGAAGATTTTATGATGTAAGAGGTAACGAAAAAAATAGCAAAAGCTATTTTAAAGAAAACATGTTTTTAGTTGACACTGACCAAATATTTGCTTACAAAGGCAAAGACGACCAGTGGAAACCAATTGACGGGTTCTATTTTGTAAAGCCGCTTAAAAATAAAGACATGTTTTCTGCAGACAAAGAAGTGCCACTTAAGGGCATTATTAAATATGGCGATTCTGAAATCCCAGCAGGCACACTAGTTGGCTTTGCGCCACGAGTCGAATACGAGTTTATTATTGAACAAGAAAGATTATACCGCGTGCCTAAGCAATACATTACAATTAAATATGAATATCAAGGAGACGAAGAAGAGTATAATCCAAGCTGGACACAAAGCAGTTGAGGAATTAATTAAAGTAGCTGAAGAAAAAATCATCACCAATACAGAAGATGATGTATCTGCAGACCGCCTTAAAAATGCAGCGGCAACAAAAAAGCTAGCCATATTTGATGCGTTTGAAATACTTAACCGTATACAAGAGGAAGAACGCGTATTAGAAAACAAACCTAAAGAAGAAAAACAAAAAACGTTTTCTGGGTTTGCAGAAAGAAGATCTAAATAATGTACGAGCAAGCGTTATATAAGATTGTAGACCCGATAAAACACACCACCAAGCATCGATTAAACAAATCAAAGCGTTGGAAATACGGCTACAATAAAGAGCACGACATTGTTGTTATAAGCAAGACAGGTCAGATAGGAGATGTGTACGAAATACAAGGGTTATGTATAGCATTACCGCCGGTGCCAAAGAAGTTAGCCAAAGGCGAAAACAAATGGGTTGCACAGGACTATCCTAAGGAGCTTAAAAATATAAAGACTATATTCGACTGGAAAGAATATCCGGACGAGTTTAAAGAGACCTGGAGTGATTATATAGACGAAGAATTTAACCGAAGAGATGAAGGGTATTGGTTTTACAATAAAAATAATCCAACTTATATTACTGGGACTCATTACATGTACTTGCAGTGGTCCAAGATTGATGTTGGGAAGCCAGACTTTAGGGAAGCAAACAGATTATTCTTTATATTCTGGGAAGCTTGTAAGGCAGACATTAGGTGTTACGGCATGTGCTACCTTAAAAACAGACGTTCAGGATTTAGTTTTATGGCCTCAGGCGAGACCGTTAACCAAGCAACAATCTCAAGTGACTCAAGATTCGGTATATTATCTAAGTCAGGGCAGGACGCTAAAAAAATGTTTACAGACAAAGTGGTGCCAATATCGGTTAACTACCCTTTCTTCTTTAAACCAATCCAAGACGGTATGGACCGTCCGAAAACAGAACTAGCGTATAGAGTTCCAGCATCTAAGTTAACACGTAAATCTATACAAGCAAAAGATCAGCGCCAACAGCTCGAAGGGCTTGACACGACTATAGATTGGAAAAATACTGGTGATAATAGTTATGACGGTGAAAAGCTAAAACTATTAGTACACGATGAAAGTGGTAAGTGGGAAAGGCCAGATAATATATTAAATAACTGGCGCGTAACAAAAACGACATTACGTTTAGGGTCAAGAATTATTGGCAAGTGTATGATGGGTTCAACCAGTAATGCACTTGACAAGGGTGGTGAAAATTTTAAAAAGCTGTATTATGATTCAGACGTTACTAAACGAAACGCCAATGGACAGACTCGCTCGGGATTATATTCTTTGTTCATACCTATGGAGTGGAACTACGAAGGATTCATTGATACTTATGGAATACCTGTATTCGACACACCAGATAAACCTGTCGAGGCGCCGGACGGCACACTAATTGATGTTGGCGTTGTTGATTATTGGCAAAACGAAGTAAATGGTTTAAAGTCTGATCCCGAAGGATTAAATGAATTTTATCGTCAGTTTCCGCGCACAGAAGAGCATGCGTTTAGAGACGAAGCAAAGAATAGTATATTTAACTTAGTTAAAATACACCAACAAATAGATTACAACGGCGACAGCATACATAACGCTCCAATTACTCGCGGTAGCTTTCAATGGCAAAACGGTATTAAAGACACTAAAGTATTATTTACACCAAACCCACAAGGGCGATTTAATATAAGCTGGGTACCAGATGCAGCATTGCAAAACAGACAAACAGTAAAAAAAGGCATAAAATATCCTGGCAATGAACATATGGGTGCATTCGGATGTGACTCATATGATATATCAGGAACAGTCGGCGGTAATGGATCTAAAGGAGCGTTGCACGGGCTAACTACGTTTAGCATGGAAAATGCACCAGCAAATACATTCTTTTTAGAATACATAGCGCGGCCACAAACAGCTGAAATGTTTTTTGAAGATGTGCTTATGGCATTAGTATTTTATGGTATGCCACTGCTTGCTGAAAATAATAAACCAAGATTGTTGTATTATTTAAAACGCCGAGGTTATCGTGGTTATTCTATGAATAGACCAGACAAAATATGGAATAAGCTATCAATAGCCGAAAAAGAAATTGGTGGTATACCAAACTCGAGTGAAGATATTAAGCAGGCACATGCCGCCGCAATTGAATCATATATTGAAAAACATGTTGGATTGAATGAAGAGGGCACTTATGGTAGCATGTATTTTAACCAAACATTAAACGACTGGGCAAAGTTTAATATTAATAATAGAACAAAGTTTGATGCCGCAATAAGTTCTGGGCTTGCTATTATGGCATGCAATAGACATTTATACAGACCAGTCGGAGAAAGACAGACACAGACATTAAATATAAATTTAGGCCGATATAATAATAAAGGCACAAGATCACAAATAATAGAAAATTATGGCTGAACCAGTTGTAAAAAGTTATTTTCCTAGTCAAGTTGCAAGTGACTTAGAGAAAATTACACCAGAGTATGGACTCAAGGTGGCTAAAGCTATAGAGCACGAATGGTTTAAAAGAGACTCTGGTACAAACCGGTACTATAATAACCAAAACACTTTTCACAGAAGAAGGCTATATGCTCGTGGCGAACAATCAATACAAAAGTATAAAGATGAACTGTCTATTAACGGTGACCTATCATATCTTAATTTAGACTGGAAGCCTGTACCTATTATACCAAAGTTTGTAGATATTGTTGTAAATGGAATGTCAGATAGAACTTTTGACATTAAAGCATATTCGCAAGATCCATATGGAATGAGCAAACGTACAGAATACATGGAATCTATTATGCGCGATATGCAGGGGAGGGAATTTAATGATTATGTATTAAATGAGTTTGGGTTTGATTTATATGAAAATAAAAAAGAAACATTGCCTGACTCTCAAGAAGAGCTTGAATTACATATGCAGTTAAGCTACAAGCAAGCTGCAGAAATAGCACAGGAACAAGCACTTAATACAATACTAGAAGGCAATAATTACAGCTTAACTCGCCGCCGGTTGATGTATGATTTGGTTACAATCGGCATGGCGTGTGTAAAAAATAACTTTTCAACGTCACAAGGTGTTACTGTAGAATATGTAGACCCAGCTGATATTATATATTCTTATACAGATTCACCGTACTTTGATGATATTTATTATGTTGGTGAAATTAAAACGATACCAATTAATGAATTAAAGAAGCAATTTCCTAATTTATCTAATGATGACTTAGAAGAAATTACAAAACAGGGTATTCAGAATACAGACTTTTATCACAGGACAATGGATGAGACCAATAACATTGACTCAAACTCTGTTCAAATATTATACTTCAACTATAAAACATATATGAATGAAGTATATAAAATAAAAGAAACCGCGACGGGCGCATCAAAAATATTAGTTAAAGATGACCAGTTTAATCCCCCAACCGATGTATTAGATGGGAACTTTGAAAAAGTATCAAGGTCATTAGAAGTATTATACGAAGGAGCATTAGTATTAGGAACTAACACGTTATTGCAATGGGGTATGGCTGAGAATATGATGCGCCCTAAGAGTGATTACACTAAAGTTAAAATGAACTATAGTATTGTTGCTCCAAGAATGTATAAAGGTCGTATTGAGTCATTAGTAAGCCGTATTGAAGGTTTTGCTGATATGATTCAGTTAACACATTTAAAGCTGCAGCAGGTATTATCACGCATGGTACCAGACGGAGTTTATCTTGATGCTGATGGTTTAGCGGAAATTGATCTAGGTAACGGAACGAACTATAATCCACAAGAAGCATTAAATATGTTCTTCCAAACTGGTTCTGTTATTGGTCGTTCATTTACTTCAACAGGTGATATGAATCCTGGTAAAATGCCAATTCAAGAGCTTGCTAGTGGCAGTGGCAATAATAAAATACAATCGCTTATTGCTTCGTATAATTATTATTTACAAATGATTCGTGATGTAACGGGTCTTAATGAAGCAAGAGACGGCAGCATGCCGGATAAAAACGCTTTGGTTGGTGTACAAAAATTAGCAG